TCAAATGGACAAATTTATAGCGTTAAAGTCAAAGCTAAGCTGCCTCACTTCGATAGTCATAAGCTGATGCATCTTATTGCCGCTAATGACACTCAAATTGACCAAGTATTTGCAAACAGCCAATATTAACGGCTGATATATTCCCAGCTCTGCCAATCGCAGTTTTTCTTTTTCGACATACCTGTAATACCTTCTACGTTTTACTTTGTTTCTGCTCTCAACTCGTATTACCCAATAATATTCCCTAAGCTTTAAAGCCCATTCAGGAATATCAAAACCACCTCTGTTATGAAATCCGAACATTTATTGTATTGTTGTTATTTTTTGAGGCGGCATTATAAAACCAGTCTACAGGGCGCGTGATAACCTTTTTGGGTGAATTGTAGGTTTAAGCCCACGATATAGGGCGTGCGAACTGGTGTAGTCGCTGGTCTACATCAAGGGGCTAGCGCCCCTTAATAATCCCGTGGCTATTCACCTTTCCAGATGTGTTTAGCCATTGTTTCAGTGTCAGCAACGTAAGCCTCACGTGCTTTTTTAGCTTTGTAGGCTTTAATTTGTTTGTGGTCTATCCAAAGATTTTTAGCTGTTGAATAGAAAACGAGAAAGGCAATAAATGCGCCTGAGAGGTAAACAAAAGCCCAAAAGCCAGCGCAGCCTATCCACGTTTGAGGGTGTGACGAACAATAATCAGCGTAGTTTATGAGGTGTTTTAGGTACGCTATAAACTCTGAGAATGTCATTAACATGGGTTAGCTTTCGTTAAAAAGATATCAATAATTATGCTGCCGGTTGTTTGCCAGGACAAGTAATGATATCAATTTAGCGTTGGCCACCGACTAGATCGGCAGCTGAAGCGCTAATTATTGATATCATTTAACAAGTCGTTTAAATCGGTCTTAGCATTTTTGTAAGACTTAAGAATGTCTTTAATATTATTAAGCTCACGTTGCAGATTTTGAATGTCATTATTTTTTGACGCAATAGTTTTTTTTAGGTTTTCATAACTGTCCAGCACTTCAATAACAGTTTTGTTTTTAGTGTTGATTGAAAGCAAAGATTGAAGGCGTTTAATGTTTTCTTCTGTTTCATCTTCGTAACGTAGTAATAAGCTTGGCATGATTTTATCCTATATTGATATCATAACTCGACCAGGTGCTGCACGATCGATGTTCATAATGATATCATTTTAGCTTCCGCAGCACAATTACCTGGCGCACTTTTGATATCATTAATCACCAGCTGCAGCGAGATCCTGGCGTAATATTGATATCAATTAGATTCTAGTCACGTGAAGTATTAGCAAAATATCAGAGTTATTTGAATCTGATGCTTTAGCCTTTAGAAAGTCAGGAAGAAACGGTAGACCTGATTTTTCGGCAGTTTCTTTACTTTCGTTTAAGCCCCCTATTATCACCAGCTCACCGTCTTTCGTGTTTATAGTACTTGATAGTTCACGTTTAATAAGCGTGGGCGAGTTATTAACGCCTGTGGTTGTTTTGATGAAGTTGCTTAGTTGTTGCTTGACTTGCAGCTCAATGACTTCATTGCGTATGGTTGGCGTAATGTCCAGTATCGTGCCAGATGATTTGTATTCTACCGACTGTGTAGATTGACCGTTTGACGTGATAACAGCGCCTAGAATCGGTGTTTCAGAGCCTACCGTGAAATTAGCGTTAGCACCGTCTTTTACTCTTAGCTGTGGATTAGATAACACCTTGAAGCGTGTATCAGTGGCAAAAGCTGAATATACCGCCTCAAAGTTAGGAATCTTTAAGCTTATAGTATTAGCCAATGCTGGTGCGACCGCAGCAACACCCAATTTGTTATTCAGTAATGATAAAGCAAGGTTAAATGAGCTGGAATCACCTTTGCTATTTGTGACCTCGTACAGATAAGCCTTTACCAGCACTTCACTGGCTGGCGTGTCTATCTGTGTTAATAACGTTTTGAGAAGTTCCACTTCGGCAGCAGAACCCAAAAAGATAAATGAATCTTTAGGCTTTTGAAGCTGTGAGTATGCAGTCGTTCCGCTATCGCTTGTTTGTGTAGTGGTCTTTGTATCGTTGTTAGGTATCGTTTTAGCCTGAAATGTGAAACGGCCATTTTCAAAGATGCCATTTAGCAAGTCGGTAATGTATGTAACAGGTCTGTGATTAGGTCTGTAATAAAACGGTATTTTGTTTATCTTGTTTTCACCGACTGGAGCGATATAATAATGCGAACCTAAATCATGCAGTTCGAAATCATTATTTTTTAGCACTTGCTTAATGATCGTAAGAACTTGCTTATCTGTTTTGTCTGTCAGGTTAATAGACAGTATTTTTTCACTGGTCTGAAAATCTTGATTAGCTATATAGTTGCTTTTGAGCATATCGACAAACACGATTTTTGCCAGCTCATTGATTTTCACATTCTGTAGATTAAAGCTTGTAGCAGCAGTAACAGTGTTAGAAATTAGAAGCAGGATTAGGAGCAGCAGGCGCATTGTTGGTTTGCCTTTCGTAAATATAGTTTGTAAAAACGCCATCATTCAATATGGCTTCAAAGTTAAGCCCATCAAATCGGATGTTTTGAGGATTAGGCAGGTAACGTGTTACACCCTGCCCGTTTTCAAGCACAAGCGTTAATTGGTTGTTTACTTTGTAATGACCCACCACACGCCAAGTTTTAGCACTAACTTGAGGCAGAGAATTATTAGAAGGTGCAGCTTGTTGACCCGTCTGATTCTGTGCAGTAGGTACATTTTCAATTTTTGCGCCCTCTTCTTTTGGTTTTGGATGGAAAAAGCCCCATAACGAATAGAAAGCAAAGCCAGCAACAAAGACCAGAACAGCCAATGCGCCGAATATCTTGCCTTTTAAAATATTGCCTCGTTTATCAATGTTGACTTGGCGTGCTTTAGCGTCACCCTCTTTTTTAAGGCTATGGCTTTGATAGAGTACAAAGTATTTTGCCTTGTACTCACCTTGTATGCTGGTCTGTGGCTCTTTAACTATCTTAGTCTTAGAAAATACATCTACTCGATATCTGTTAGGCATACCCACCGCAATAAGCTGTGTCATGCGATATGTTTCTTCAATTACGCCTCTAATGCTACGGTGGAAGTCCATTACATCCTGAGAAATCAAGGCCAAATCGCAAGCTATGCCAGTTTCTTTATGCGTCATGTGGCGATGCATACGGCAGAAGTTCATCACGCTAGAAGGGCGTTTTTTACCTTCGCTGTCAGCATTTGAAAAGCCCTCCCAGAACCGCCATATTTCATCCAGAACAACCAAGTCACCCCTTTGTATTTGATACTCGTTGCGCTCTGTTTCAATAGTTGCATCTGTTAGCCAAAAATCAGGATTTAATACCGCCTCATGCGCAACATTAACGATAGTGCCGAGGTTTTCAGCTGATGGGTTTTCTTCTTTAATTAAGCGGTGAAACTCAGCAAGGTTAAGCCCTGCAATGTTGGATATAACACGCCTACCCTGCTTAATTGCGTTGTAAATAACAACACTTACGACCTCGTATGTTTTGCCGTGACCTTGTAAGCCTATGTATGCCTTAATTGCCATGATTAGCCAATGAAGGGAATTCTACGAATTAGGAAGCGTGAGATATAGGCAGAAATCACCAAGCCCATACCGTTTAAAGCGCCTGTGAGGTTCAGGAAATACCAAACAGTAGGATTAACCGCTGAAAACGCACTATTAAGCGATGCAGGGTTAATGAAGCCTTGAAACAGTGGAACAACTAATTGAATAGCTAAAGCAAAAAGCAGTGCTACAGAGCTGAAAATCACGAACTTGACTTGAGCGCCTGAAAGTAGCCATTTAAATACTGATAGGAATGCTTTTAACATTTAAGCCCCCAATACAATGAACAGTGAAAAAACAACAGATACAACCAGCATTACAGATTGAATAGCTGGCGAATACTCTTCAAAGAGTGTGCAAAACTGATTGAAGCCGTATGTCTGACCGTTCCAGCTAAATGAACCAGCTGGACAAGTACCCGAAACAACGGACGGAGCCCATGAATAAAGTGGGTTGAAATACTGAATAAGTGGGTTTGTTATTTCAGGTGCAGCTAGGTCTGTCATGCTGTCCGTTTCTGATAATTTATTTACTATCTTGTCGGCAGCCGTTGAAGCTTCACCACTACGCGCGTAGTCACTAGGTAATTGCAATGCTGGAGCCTGTACAGCTGGCGCTTGTACTAATGCGCCAGTATTTGAACCGTTGACTAAAACAGCCTGACCCGGTTGTACTACAGCAGTTTGACCAGCAGCATTAGTGTAAGTTGTACCAGCGCCAGCAAGAGTGCCTGCTATTGTGCCAGAGCGAACAGAATCAATAACACCTGCTGAGTTAACATCAATTGCTGTGTAATTAGTGTTGCCCTCAGCCGTTGAAGTTAAACCAGCAATTCGATAATGACCTGGCATACCCGGTATAGGTATACATACTTGGTAAGGACAGCTGCCTGAATATCCACCGCTAGGGGTTGCTGGATAGATTTGCATAAGGACATCTTGAGGTGTGCCGTTTTCTGGATGCATCATTTTAAATGCGGCAGAATATGCATTAATTAAGCCGTTTTGCTCAGATATTTGAGCAGCTTCTTCAGCACTCCAAACACCGTTACAGTCTGGATCATTAGAATTAGTAATATATTTAGAACCACTTGAACTGGTTGAAGATTGCAAATCGCAGTTTTTGTCTGGTATTTTTTGAGGTTCGGTTAAAACACACTGATTGCTAGCATTCTTAGTATAGCCATCTCCGCACGTTTGATCTTCTGGTGGCGCTGCCGTGGCTCCAAATTGTGAATAGCTAATATCTGGTGCTGGTGGATTGCTAGGACAACCTTCAGGACTTGGAGATTTAGGAGAAAATGTAACTTCGTTTTTGACATTACAAACTGAACCGCTAAGCGTGTAAGAAGTCACCTGATTAGCTATAAAGCATCCTAAATCTGCTGGAGGCAGAGTAACATTAGAAGGACATTTGAAAGCTGGAGGCGTGTATGTTGTTGGTGTATTAGCTGGTAAATCAACTGTAGGACGGTCACGTGGTAAATCTGTTAATGGCATACGCATGGTTACATCGTTACCGTTACTATCTTGTTTTTTAAACTCTAAGGCACCTGTCTGTAAACCTATGAGAGCAGCAGCAGAACCAAATAATGTTGCATAGCCTAAATTAGTCACTGTTTGAGAGCCTACAACTCTTAAAGCCGCTTGACCAAGACCGATAGCTAAAGGAACCCAAGCAAATACACTAAATGAAAATAGCATAAGGAATATTGCTAAATAGATTTTGACTTTTTTATTCATCACTTAAGCCTTTGATGCAAGCCCAAGCACAAAGCAAGCCCATGAAGAACATTGAGAAATTGAGTATTTCGGCAGGTGTGATGTAGATGGGCATGGTTTTGTCCTGAATGGAAAAAGGGCTAGCCTTTTGAGCCAGCCCTATTTATAGATTAAAGACCGCGAACAGCAGCAATAACCATCTTTGCAGCTTTCCATGCTACGTAAACACCTACCATAATTGCAGCTACAGCTAAGATAGCTGTAATAACAGTAGTGAAGTCAACAGCAGTTGTTAAAGCAGTTACATCAACTGGTGCAGCTTGAGAAGCAGTAGCAACTAAAGCAGATACAGCAGCAACAGCAGATAAAGCAAAAGACTTGATAGTTTTAAACATTTTTATTACTCCAATTAAAAAACCACCTAAACGCAGGTGTTGCGACTAAGGAACTGTACCCCTAGATTTTTTTAGCCTTTCAGCTAAAACCTTTTTACCAGCGCTTAACAGCGTTGATAATCACCCCTAGATTCTTAGTCAAAAACCAAAGACTAAAAACCGTTGTAAAAGCGAAGCCAAACATAGCGGCAGCTGATGTGTAATCGTATGCAAGTGCATCAAGGCTACATGTTCCGACTACGTTAGTCGGTAATGCTTCAAGCGTTTGGTATATGCCGCCCGGCTTTCTAACTTGAAGCTTCCAAATGCCTGAATCTATAATTGGTCTATAGTGATAAATGCCGTCTGTAAAAACTTCGGTATATACACCCTCGTTTGTGTAATGTGCATTTACAGCATCAGTAAAGCTGCTAAAACAGTGCTGGCTTGCGTAGTAACCGTTAGCCATTATTTAATTGCCTTATAGTAGTTAGCTAAGTAACGAGCAGCCCTAATTGAAGCCCAAATACCTACTATTGCAATAAAGAATTTATAAGATTGCTGAGCTTGCTCTTCTGTCTCACCGAACTTTTCCATACGAGTTTTAATGAAGTTTTGCTCTAACTCATTAACATCAAGCATCATTCCCTCTGCAGGTATTTTATTAACAAGCTTAATCATTCCAAATCCACCCTAAAGCAAAGTTTGTATTTATTTTCAAATCCCCCCGTATTACATGGGGGGGGAACTAATCTAAAAGCGTTTTCAAAATGCGTCCTCGCTTCGCTGCGGGCGCTTTTGAAAAAGCTTTTATTCACTTTCTCACCTGTGTATCGCGTTCGTAAAAGTCGTAAACCACGAAGTCAAAATCTAGGTCATTCAACGCAGTGTCAACAGCCGATTCTTTATCTGTGAATCTGCCAGCTAGGTTTAAGTTATGCGTGTAGTTCAACAGAGGAGTTAGAAACTCCCCAGTTGATTGGCATTGAACAATAAATACATGCTTAAACATTATTTGGCAGGGATTGCAGGTGAAGGAATGATTTTTAGCTCAAACACTTCAAGCCCTTTTGTTGTTACTTCGTAATCAGCATCAATCTGCAATGGAAATTTTTTACCAATGAACGCATCAAAATTTTCAGATTTACCGTATGGCACTTCGATAACATCAAAGCCTAGATTTGAATCAGCACGCGCACGTGGAAATGGTAAAGACACCAATAGTTTTGTATGGTCAAAGCTCAAGCCCTCTACCGTGCCTTTAAATTGTTTAACGCCTAATACTGTTAAGTTACCTTGCATTTTATTTTCCTCTAATGCGTCATGTTGTTGGATTGTGCAAAAGCGTGACGCGGTAACTCATGCACATTTGTTAATTCATTCTCTAAAAACTTCTGTTTAAAGGCTTTAGGCAATGTCTTAGATTTAAGCTTTTCTATAATTTCATCATTGGTGAAACCTAGCTCTGATAGCAGATTGATAAATGAACCTGTTTGACGCTTGCCCCATTTAGTGCGGTGTTCAAGGTCGCTTTTAACTTCATGCTGAAACGTTAAAACACGTTCTTGCACTTGGTTTAAATGGTTGAATATGGGGAAAGAGCCAGCAAAGTATTCATGCGGTTTTAGCAGAACTTCAAGCGGTATGATTCTATCCACGCTCTTTAACTCAACCTCGCAGCGCACCCAATCTGGTGATGTATCACTTTGGAGCTGTAAACCTTTTTCGTAGATACGGCAGAATAAGCCGTTTGTACGCTTGCCGATGTAAAGGGTGCGCCCTCTTCCATCTGGTTGAATCCAGTTACCAGCCTGTGAAACAGAAGGTGAACGTTTACCGTTTTTGAAAGCACCGTTTAAGAACTCTTTAAGGCAGTTATCTAGCGTAAATAAAGTTGGTGCAAAATCATCATGCGCTAAGTCAATGCGTGTGATTGTCGGCAGCGTTGCTGAGTGTAAGAACTTATAAAGGCGTGATTCCCAGCCCTCAGTTGCTTGAGATAGTCCAGTGCCGTTGATTGAAACGAGTAGCGAGTTATTTTGACCACCATGGCAAACCATCCCGTATTTATTGCCTAGCTCGTATGAACGCTCATAGAAGAAAGCACCTGAGGGGCGAACTAAGGTAATGCCAAAGCCGAAAATGTTATTCAGATATTCTGATACTGTGTAGATAAGCGATGTTAGCGAATCATCAAAAGGTGACTCAAAAGAATCATCTTTAACAGTGAAGTTTAGCCAGTCAATAAAGGCTATATCCTGATCAACCTTTTGAGCATTCAGCAATGATTTAACTTTACCGTTGACCATGAATAGGTCGCTGATTGATGAATTGATAAGCTCGAAATCGGCAGGTGTTAAAGCTGCCTTTTCAACTATTTCATCTATCTGTTCGATTGTTAGTTCGTGTTTTTTCATATACCTATCGTTGGCTAGGTGCTAGTATTCTTTTACCCTTTCAGGTGCTGCCAACACAGCGGAACACTAGCGAAACTTTTGTTGTCTTACATATGAAAGTTCATATGTTTTGCGAACAGTATATGAAAATTCTTATGTTGTAAAGAATTTTCATATATAAGATGATTCATATATCAAAAAAAAGGGGAATTATTGTGAAAACTTACGAATTAGTTTTGCTAGGTAAGCAAAAACAAGGCTTAAAAAGTGACAGAGAGTTTGCACTTTTTAACGGTTTAACTGTTCAGAACATATCTGACTGGAAAGCGGAGAGAGCAAACCCGAACACAGGTAATTTTCTGATATTGATAGAAGCCGCAGGACTTGGCTTAAAAGAAGCTAAGGAGATAGCGGGAGCAATGGAAAAGCGGAAAAACCTTAAACAGGCTGGTTTTTCTAATGTGGTGTTTTTATCTTCATTGGCTAGCAGCACTTTAGGACTGGTGACACTCGCAAAAATGTCAGCCATGCCCTACGCTTTCGATGCAGCATTATTATTAAGCGCTGGGACTGTATATTATGTTAAATAACGCAGTGGCACTTAATTTGCACATTAAGGGAGTAAAAACCTTATGTGCTACGACTCTGACT